TAGCTGGAGTACATGGTTTTGTTTATGCTGCGCTGGATCATCCGCGACCTCACTTTCTGTATAATCTACAGTAAATAAATATTTCGCAGGATACATTTTACCATCAATTTTAGCCATCCACGGGCAAGGAGTGGTTCTATCCATAACATAGACAGAATGAGTATGAGAGGCGCAATCCCAAGGCTGTGCGTCATATGTTTTCATAGGTTCAGGCCATTCTTCTAAGGGAATATCACCTACAAGTGCAGTTATTGGCATTCTAGCCCACATTGCACCACCATGCACTGTGTCTTCATCTTCGCCTTCGGCCTCATTTCCAGTGAATATAACCTGAAAACTCAGACATCTGTTTGGTATTGTTGTTACACCAATGACCATAGCGTGCAGGAATTCGCCGTGATAATCCTCATGATTATGAGTGTATTCACGACGAACCCATGCCTTAAAATAAGGTATATTGCTGTGCAAATAAGCCATATTTTATTTTTTAACTATCTTATAGCCAGCAGGAAGAGATGCTCTTGCTGAAGCAAGTGACTTCTTACCGCCAGCGGCTCCACCTTTTGTCATACGCATAACTTTTTTGCCACCAGTGGCTCCACCTTTGGACATACGGCGAACTGTTTTACCGCCTGCTGATCCACCTTTAGACATTTTCTTAACTTTGCCACCGCTTCGGTAGCCTTTTTTCTTCATAGCCATGATAAACTCCTTATGATTGGCTTACAGCGCCTGTTGTGCGCTTTCTTCGGTTGGACATTATTTTACCGCAACCCCTTGCAACAGCAGTGCCGGGTACGTTTTTGCCATTAAACTTACGTTTAGAATTAGTTTCTACAGCACCACCATTTTCCATGTTGCGAACTTTTGCGTTTTTAGTATTTGAAACCACAGTTTTTCCCTTTGCTCCTGCACGTTTCTTCTTTGCAGCAGTTGCGCGTCGCTCTTCTTTAGAAAGAGACATAGCTTTGCTTTTAGGTAAACATCGGTCAGGGTTTTTCTTGTCTTTAGAAGTGCCGCAAGGTCCCTTAATAGACCCGTCAGAGCCTATTCGAACCCAGTTCTGTTCGCGCCATTTCTGTAGCTCGCCCATTTAAGTTTTCTTTCTAGGAGAACGCAGCATTGTTTGTAGGGTGTTTGCTTGTCCAGCATGAAGCTTTGAAGCTTTTTTCAACCCCTTCACAACCTTCTTAACTTTTGTATTGTTACGTTTACTTAACATTAGCCTCCCTTTCTTTTACTTTTCTTAGCATAATTTGGGTCTTTACAATATTTAGACGCCGCCATGTTTGCATACGCAGAAGGGTATGTATCAAAAGTTCTCTTGGCCCACGCTTTTCCAGAAGGACATATTTTACTGCCCTTAGACTTTTTTGAAGCTTCTCCACCGTTTCTAAAATAACTCAAGCCTCTGGGCATAGCGACTTTTTTGCGAGGAGAAGTAGTGATTTGTTTGTTCATTTGACCACGGCTTATTGTCATATTAACACTTCCATCTTTTACGAGCTTGGCGCAAACGACTGTTAGGATCTTTTGCAGCCTTTGGAAACTTCTTCATCTGCCCAGCAGATCGTGCGCAGTAAGACTTACGCCTCTTCGCGTCCTTACTTCCGGGCTTAACCTTCCCTGTCACCGCTGTTTTAAGCTTAGAACCGGGGTTTTTACTACGATATGCCTTTACGCCAGCTTTTGTCATTCCCGCCCCAGACTTTGTGGGACGGAAGTTCTTTTTGTTGCGCTTTGGCATCTCGCCTTTTTTAGAATCAGCCATACTCTTTCCGCATAGCCATAATTATGGTGTAAGTATCTGCGCTAGTGTGGCCTACAGTCGTGAAAAGGACATCACCAGTTTTGCCGCTTCCAGAATTGTTTGAAAGACCACCAAAATTAGTGTAATCTTGATTACCACTTTGGTTTTCACCTAACTCAATACAGAAAACATTAGTTGAAGCGTCAAAAAGTATTTGAACCTTCATGCCAATGCACTGCCACCATATTTTTTCTATGACAACACCTGTACAAGCTTGACCGCGAGAGTTTGTAGCCAAACCACTAACATCAACCTTAACAACCGCAGCTTCACCAGAACCATCGGAAATATTAGTAAATTTTTGAACTACTTTTTTGTCACCATCTATAAGCGTCTGTGTCGCTACCGCATCAGCCATATTAATCTCCTATATGTAGCGGTGGGGCGTTAACCCCACCAGATTAAACATTAGCCGTTGTCATGGTCTACGGCCATGCCAGTGATGCGAATCCATACTTTACCAGCGGTGTACGCTGCGTCAGTGGCAGCGCCAGTGGTGAGATACAAAAACTTCTTAGTCATAGCAGCAAGAGTAGCCCCAGCATCTGCTGTGGCGTAAAAGCCTAGAGATAGGTCACCATTGTTCAAGAGGTTTGTACCGCTTGTCAATGCTGCGTCTTGTGCTGTAGTTCCTGTGGCTGAACAATCTAAGTTAATGTCTGGATCGCCGCCAGTTGGAACCTCGACACAGCCCATTTCGATGAGCATTGGAATGCCGTTTACTTCTTTAGTAATTGATCCAATGTGTGCTGAAGCTGCGCCAGCCGTACCAATAGCGTCACCAGCAGCACCGCCGCTTTTATAGCCAGCTTGAAGGTCAATAATCCATGTGGATACGATTGTTCCGTCAACCTTACTCACAAAGTGGTTTGTACCAGATTTTGGCACACCCGCACCAATTGCATTCGGCACGATACCAAAGATAGTTGCGCCAGTGTCGAGGCTGGCGTTATTTGCACCTGCGGCGGTGCCTGTGCTTGTGTCAACGACATTGTTGCCTGTGGTGGCAATCGTCTGTAACGTAAATTGTGAAGGTGTAATTTCACCAGTAGTTCCGTTTTTGGTGACTTGTTGAAAGCCGTTTTCAGACCGTACTGGACCGCTAAATGTAGAATTACCCATGATAATCTCCTGTCAGGGTTAAGTCAGCCGCCCAATGCGACTGTCAGGGATGCCCAAACAGTACAATAGATTTTTACAAAAAGAAAGAGGGCAGTTAAACCGCCCTCTTTCAAACAAGAACATTTGTTCGTGTTATGCGCCGGGTGAACCGAATACAGCGCGTGGGTCACTAAAGCCGAAGCTATAGCGTTCACGAGCTTTAAAACGCATGTTGCCTGTGTCGAAATCAGCTTCCATGTTTGTGCGCATAGGTGAGCGCTCAAAATGTTTGAAGCCGTTAGGAGCATCAGTTTTAAGGAAGAACGCATCGGGATCAGTCAAGAAGTGATTGACTGTATATCCTTCTGGGAGCATTCCCATGTTCTTTATCGCGTTTAGATCATTGTCTGAAGTGCCAACACGCAATGTTGATTCCAACAAACGATCCGCAATAAATTGCAGTTGTGGTGGAATAATCATCTTAGTGCCACGAAGAGCAATGATCATGTTACGCTCATCCACAAAGGTTGAGATGTCAATAAGAGCATTTTCCAACGAAGTTTCGTTGAGGTCTGCTGCTGTTGACGGCTCATTGCGGAAAGTACCACCACCCGCAAGTGGGTGAGCAGTAGAGCAAAGTTCTACGCCATCGCCGCCAGTAAAGCTAGAGTTGAACGCATTGTTCAATACTGCGGCAGCTTTTACTTGCTTTGTGTGGGCCATAGAACGGGCCAGTGCTTTAGTGTAACGCGCTCCAAGACGATCATAGAGATTGTCTTCGATTGCTTCTTCAGTAAGTGCGAATGCAAGCGCTACAGTCTCGTGTGAGTAACGAGCAGTGTAGGCTTCATTTGCGTTATCAAAAGAAACGCCTGCACCTTCGGATTTTGTGGGAGCATTCCCAAATCCGACGAGCATAACTTCTTCTTCAAAAGCACGATCTGAAGTTTCTGTGTCAAAGATTTCAGCATGTTCGCCTTCGTAACGATCATACTCCATACCGAACAGGGCGTTGAGGCCCGGCTCTAGTTCTTTAACTAGTTGTGAACGTGAAATAGCCATAATTCAATCTCCCTATGCTAACCCAGCGCCTTTAACGCCGAATATATGGTTTTGAATGACTACTTTTACATTCGTATTTGCTGATGCCACATCACTGTTTTCAGGGTCTTCAGAAATATCAATAGCCTTGAGGGAAAGCGTAGTTGCAGTTCCTCCATCAGCTACTTTTAATTCAGATCCTGAAACACCAGTAGTTGTACTACCAGCGCTTGTGTAAACAACGTCGAAATTACCAAACAAGTCAGCAACTGGAAATGCTGCATCTGCTTGCACTTCAAAAACAACCATTGGGTCATCAATAATAAAGGCAATAAGATCAGAAGCATTAGTGCTTGCAGGGTAAAAATTGGAGAACCTTTGTTCTCCTGTTGTGGGGTCAGTAAATTGACACCCGTTAAATACGCCAACAATAGGTACAGTCCCGCCATCGGCGTGAATTTCCACTGTTCCACCAGTTACTTGCATAACCATGTCACCTTGGAAAATAGCTGTTCCGTAGTTTGCGGCGATTCTGTATCGGTTTTGCCCACCAGTATAGGGAGTTCCCCCTACACG